ATGGAAGAAAAAATGTCTTCATTTAGTTCAGAACCAGCAGCTGATAAGACTGTTCCAGCAATCAAGTTTTCCAGAGCGGAAGGCGTAACAAAAGCAGACAAACGCTACAACGCAATGTTGAAGAGAATGTCTAACAAATAATTAAAATTAAACTTAAACTATTATGGGATTAAATGTAGCTGCATTAGCAGACTTTAACAACGAAGTAGCAGGTAAAGTTTTACTTCAAACGATATATAAAGGCAATACAGCTGAGTACGTATCGATTCAAGAAGGGATTAAATATCAAGAGCCATTAAACAAAGTTTCCGTTATACCTTATTTTCAAGGTGGTGACGCTGTAACTTCTCCAAGTGGATCTGCAACATTTACTCAAAGAAACATTACTGTTACGAAGAGAACAGCTTACGATGCTTGGAATCTTCAAACATTAACACAGAAATACTTAGGTATATCTGCATTACCTGAAGGGTCTTACGAAGAGACTTTCAGTTTATTAAATGACCTAACTACTGAATTAGTAGCTAAGGCACAACAAGACAATGATAACTTTATTTGGAACGCAGTTTCAGGATCACAATTTCCTGGATCATCTGTAGAGCCAGAAGCTGACGGTTTTCACAAACTAATTAGTGGTTCTACTGCTAATGTAGTTTCTGCGACAGGTGCTTCTGCAACTCCAATTACAGGATCTACTGCATACGCACAGTTAACAGGAATGTTAGAAGTTGCTGATCCAAACATCTTAGATGTTAGTGATTTAACTTTCTTCTGTGGTATTAAAGTTTTCCAAAGAATCATCAACGGTCTTACAACTCAGAACTTATTCCACTTTGACCCAACTTCAGTGAAGTCAAGAGGCGGATTTTACGAAGTTCCATTACCAGGATACCCTAACGTGGTAATCGTTGGTGGATGGGGATTACGTAACAAAGAGAGAGTAGTACTAGGACCTGCAAGTGATGCATTCGTAGGATGTGATCTTATTTCAGATACAAGTAACTATCAACTTTGGTATGATATCAACTCTGATACTATCAAATACAGATTGAGAAACAAATTAGGTACTCAAATTGGTCATCCACATTACTGGGTGAGTAACGACGTAAACTAAGAGCATTAACCGATTATTAACTAACAAAAACTTAAAATTATGGCATGTGATATAACATCAGGATTTCAACTAGGTTGTAGAGATAACATGGGTGGACTTCGTCAAATTTATATATTAAGTGGTTCAGTTAGTTCAGTAACAGGCGCAAATAATGGTTTATTAACAGCTATCAGTGGATCAGGTACGTTCTTTTTATTCGAACTTGCTAAAAACACAGGTGACTTTACAGAAACTATTAACAGTAGTATTGAAAATGGTACTGTTTATTACGAACAAGTAGTAAACGCTCCATTCCAAAAACTACAGTCGTCAACTCGTAATCAGGTTAAAGTTCTTGCACAGAACCCAGACTTAAAGATTATAGTTCAAACTAATAATGGAACCGAAGACGGCGGAATAGGACAATTTTTCTATTTGGGCCAAGAAAATGGTATGACATTATCAGGTGGAACTGGACAGACGGGGACAGCTTTTGGAGACCTAAACGGATACACACTAACATTTACAGGGGATGAACCATTCCCAGCAAGTGAAGTAAGTGGATCTGTCTTAACAAGTGTACTTTCGGGTATATCTGTAGGATCTTAAATATATTCTTAAAAATTGGGGGGTCTATAAATGACCCCCTTTTTTTTAATATCTATTTTATACAATAAACATATTTATTCTTAGACGATGATTAGACTAAATTACAGCAGCAGTGGAACAGATACAAGTGCACTTTGGGTAAACTACCAAGTTAGTTCATCTGAAGCATTATTTTCATTAACTAGTAGTTATGATCAATCATTATGGGAATTATCAGGTAGCATCATATCTAATAAAACGCAAGGTGGAGACGGTTGGTTATTAGTACAAACTAATAGAAATCAAGCGCCTACAGCAAGTGGGCAATGGTTCGCAGACATATCACCATATGTAAGTGAATTTACTAATGCAATATGGAACATTACAGCACTAAAATGGGCTGATAATAATGAACCAATTGCAGTTTTAGATTATAAATGGGCAACGTTCCAAAAATATCTAAATAGAAAATATGATGGTGGTTTCATTGATACAGAAAGAGTATGGGTCTCAGGTTCGAATGATCCAGCTATAACCGATTATGTATCAGGAAATGAAAACGGTACCTTTAACACATATCAATACTAATGGAAAATAAAAAATTTAACTTTTCGGCTATTAAACGTAAGGAAGAATTCGCTAAAAGTGGATTTGACAGAGAAAGTAATCCTTATCGTCACGGAGAAATGGACAAGCCAAAGTATATGAAATTTGGAGCTGATAATCAGTACCCAGAATATTTAATTTCATTATACAATCAATCATCAATACACGCTTCGTGTATAAATTCAATTGTACAAGCTATAACCGGAGATGGTTTAGTTACAGACAATGAAGACATCTTAAAAGTTGCTAACAGGGATGGGGAATCATGGAATGATATCTACAACAAAGTAGCTTTAGATTACAAACTCTTCGGAGGCTATGCTTTAGAAATTATTTATTCTAGAGATAGAAGCAAAATTGCAGAGATATATCACGTAGATTTCTCACACGTGAGAGCTATGGAGAAATGCGATCGCAATAAAATACCAGGTTATTATATTTCAAATGAATGGAGACCATCATTTGATTTTACAATTAATGACATGGATAAAAAATTACCTCATTTACCTCCATTTAATTTAGAGTGTAGAAATGAGGAACCAAAACAATTATTATACCATTCACCTTACAGACCTGGACAAGGATATTATCCATTACCTGATTATGTAGGTGGTTCTAAAGTAATAGACTTAGATCAAGAGGTAGATAATTTCCACATATCAAATATTAAAAATGGTTTAGCACCATCATTAGCAATTACAACTTATACAAATGCAAATGATGAGGAACGAATGGCTATAGAAAACATGTTAAGATTACAGTATGAAGGTACTAGTAATGCAGGAAATATGTTATACATGGATGTTGCAGATCCGTCGCTTAAACCCGATATAACTCCTATTCCACAAAATGGGGCCGACGATTACTATACCACATTAAATGACGTTGTTTCACAGAAAATTTTAACGAGTCATCGTATAACAAGTCCAATGCTTTTAGGTATTAAATCAAACACAGGATTAGGTAACAATAGTGAAGAAATAGAAACAGCATATAGATTGTTTTTAAATACAGTAGTATTACCATTCCAACAAAGTATATTAGGAGTATTTGAAGGATTATTAGAATTCAATTACGGAGAATTAACATTAGGTGTAATACAGAAAAACCCATTATTTGAATACGATGAAGCAGATGAAACAGAGGTAGTAGTATCTCAAGATGCAGATGTAGAGGATGAAAAAGAATTAGATGATCAAATAAATAATGACGCACCATTAACAGAATAGATATATGACAACTACATTATTAATTAGCGAAGCAAAAGTTAGAGCATTTTCAGATTTAAATGAATCTGTAGATGATGCTTTAATGGTAAACGGAATTAGAGAAGCACAAGATATAGCTATACAACCTATTATAGGAACTAAACTATATAATACTTTAATTACTAAAATTGATAACAATAGTGTATCAGGGTCGTATACAACATTAATTGACGATTACATTCAGCCGGCATTAGTTTATGCTGCATTGTATAATATTACAGAGGCTGTAATGGTAAGAACTAGAAATAACGGATTATTAACTCCTACAGGGGGTGAAAATAGCGTTAATGTAGATAGAAGTATGTATGATGCTAAACGTCAAAGCATTTTTAACAAACAACAATTTTACGCAGATCAACTGTCTAGATACTTAACTGAAAATCTAGCATTGTTTCCTGAATTAGGTCAAAATACATTACTATACCAATTTGTACCTGACTATGGTAGTCAGTACAGATCACCTATTGTAATGCAGAGGAATACTAGAGCAGTATATATGAACTTAGCAAGACAAGCAGGATTACCAATTGTAAATTCAGCTTATCCTGCGTATCCACCTCCAGGACCAACTAAATACGATATATAATTATGGCACAAGATTTATCAGGACTTTATATAAGTCAATCATTTCAAAATTTAGTACAGCGTTCCGCAAGTGGAGCATTTAATGTACTAGCAACAGCTACGGGTACGGAATTTATTCCTATATCAGCATCATACGCTATTTCTGCTTCACAAGCACAATCAGTAGTTAGCGCTTCATATGCTGTGAGTGCTTCATTTGCTCAACGAGCTATATCATCTTCACATTCAGACGTTAATTTACAAGAAGTATTACAAAATGGTAATTCAGCTTCTATTGCAATAAATTTAACAGCAAGTCTAAATACAACAGGAAGTTTAACAGAACATAAAAATGAATTTAAAGTAACAGCACAAGATAAAGATACTGATTTTGATGTTGCAGCATTTAAAATTAAAAATAATGGTGCAGGTAAAACAATAATTACTGGTTCAGTTGAAATAACAGGATCATCATCAGTAGAAGGAATATCAACTGTAAGTTTAAATTCATCAGGTAATAGTCCAAAGATTATAATTAAAGATGATGCTAATGATAGTTTTAGTGTAGGACCAACAATAAGATTTACTGGTTCTAAAGTTGGTTTAATTGAAACAGAAAAAAACCTCCAATTTGATGTAGGATCTACTGGTGATACAATATTCAACGCTGGTAGACAATACCTATTTACAAAAGATAATTTCCAATCAGGTGATTTTAAAATTACAGATAATGGTTCAAGATCAACATTATATAAACACGAAAACTTAACTGAAACAGGTAGTATAAGATTTGCAAATACAACTACAGATGCAGGTATAGCAATAAGAATGGATGATAACAAGATGGCATTACAAATGTATTCTGGTTCAGCATTCGTACCTATTATACAAAGAGCATCAGGTTCAAAACAAGTAAATCTATATGATTCTACTTCAAGCACTGGTTCATCAGCACAAGTATTAACATCTAATGCTAATGGTGGAATTGAATGGGCTGCCGGAGGTGGAGGAGGA